TGAATTACATTGAAGCAATTTGTTTTTATTGTGAACAAAACAGTATTGAAATTGAATCGATTGTAAAACTTATTTCAAAACCATTAAAAGAAAAATTGAAATGGAATGCAACTAACCTAAATTATTTGAAGAGAACTTCTAAAGCGAAATTTTTTATCTGATGGCACCGTTTGATACTTACAAACAGTATCTTGCATTTAAACAGCATTTCACAAGAAAAAATTATGATTACTTTAGATATGCTGGTAAGTCTAGAGCAAGTTTGAATTCTTTTTATAAGCGAAAAGACAGATACTTTTTTGAAAAAATGTCAAGGAAGTATAATGATGATGAAATTAAAGCATTCTTTGTTGCTAATTTTGTAGCATGTGATAATCCAGATGCATTGTGGATTGGTGAAATTATTCGGTCTGGTGAAAGTGTTTATTCATCTTGGCAAGGAAGGCAACAAAGTTTGTTCTACCAGTTCAAGCAGCAAGCAGAGGATATGTTGTCTGAATACAACCTAGAGGAATTGTTTGATACCTCAAAACAACATCCACCAATTTTAAAAAATTTCCTGAGCGGGAATATTAGTATAGAAACTCTTACTATCTTTGATAAAATATTCCTTTTCGGGAATAATCTGGATAAGAAACTTACTGACCCAATTTGGGAAGCGATCAGCTTGAAACTAAAGAAGTATGCACCGTTTCTAAATATTGATACCAGCAAATATAAACAATATTTGAGGGAAAGATTAACGGAGAAGACGCATGGGTAAGTTTTTTCAGTCTGAGATTATCCGTGAAGAGATGGAAGACATCTTTAGAATTCAAAAAGAATTATACGAAGTCATTATTCAGTTCAGTTCATTTAGCGACAAAGAAAAGAACGAACATATTGAAAAACTAAAGACGCTACTGGACAAACAAGAAGTAATGTGGACAAGACTTTCATTGTCTGACGATCCAGAAGCGTTAGAAATGAAAGAAAAAATTAAGATCACATCAGCAGCAATGGGATTTAAAGATGTTGATATGTCAATCATCTTTAATAATATGAGAAGAACTCTTGAAGGATTACAAAAACGCCTTGACACACCCTAAATAACGTGTTATGATGTGACAGGTGATTTCAATCCACCCAATCCAACGAATACAAAAATCCTATGTCTTTCGCAGATCTAAAGAAACAGTCTCGCCTTGGCAGTTTGACTTCTAAACTGACAACAGAGATCGAAAAAATGAATAAGAGCACCACGGGCGGTGCTGATGATCGTGTATGGAAACCAGAAGTAGATAAAGCAGGAAACGGTTATGCAGTGATCCGTTTTCTACCTGCACCGCAAGGTGAAGAGTTGCCTTGGGCAAAAGTGTGGTCTCATGCTTTCCAAGGTCCTGGTGGTTGGTATATTGAGAACAGTTTGACCACTCTTGGTGGTAAAGATCCTGTTTCGGAGCACAATCGCATTCTCTGGAACAGTGGTAGTGAAGTAGATAAAGAGCAAGCACGTAAGCAGAAGCGTAAACTGACTTACATCAGTAACATCTATGTCGTAAAGGATCCTGCTAATCCTCAGAACGAAGGTAAGGTGTTTCTGTTCAAGTTTGGCAAAAAGATCTTTGATAAGATCACTGCTGCCATGCAACCTGAGTATGAAGATGAGCAAGCGATTGATCCGTTTGACTTCTGGCAAGGTGCTAACTTCAAGATGAAGATCAAGAACGTTGCTGGTTATCGTAACTACGACAGTTCTGAGTTTGCAAAACCTGAACCGCTTCTTGATGATGATGATGCACTGGAAGCAATCTGGAAGAAGCAGTATTCTCTTGAAGAGTTTACTCGTCCTGATCAGTTCAAGTCTTACGAAGAACTGGAGAAGCGTATGAACAGTGTTCTAAATCCTAACGCTTCTAGTCGTCGTGTTGATCCCGATACCTTCGATGAAGAAGAAGAAGTCGTGATGAAGTCTCGTCAACAAATCAAGGAAGAAGAGCGTGTTGTTAAGTCTTCTCCTGCTCCTGCAGCAGATGATGATGACGATGATGCACTGTCATACTTCCAGCGACTTGCCGAGGAGTGATTTCAAAATCGACTTTTAATTCCAAAAAAGTCGGGAAAAAAATTCTGGGCAAAAATTGCCAAATAGGTTTTTGGGGAGTTAACGTGGGGATAAAATCCTCAAGTTAACTCCCTTTTTAGTGCGTCTATCAATATATTGAGAACTATCGGTATAAGTCATGATTTCACGCATATCGTCAATTACGGTTTGAATGTAATTTTGCCTCAAAACGTAAATTGTGCGTTTTTCATCATTTTTCAAAACTTCGTAATCATAGTTGCTGACTGAAGTTACAATACTTGCACCAGAAAGCACTTTATAAGTGCCGAAATTAGAATATTTGAATTGGAAATTTGCATCAACAGTTAATCCTGCTTGCAAGAGAAGATTTCCTTCACTGTCACGAACTTCTTTTGTCTCATAATGATGAATTTCTTGCAAAAGTTCAGAACCATACTTATTCATCAAATAATTGTTCAAATCTGCTTGTGACATTGGCCATTCTTCCCTAACATTGATAATATTGTTAGAAATAAGAACAATCCAGTCTAATTGTGGGTTGTTGTATAATGTTTGTGCTACGTTATCTGGACGATTATCACCAACTATAGAGTATTTGTCAAAAACTACAGCATTTTGGAAAAAATCATCCCTAATTTTAGCACGCTTGAACAGATTTTTTACACGAACATAATCGTAACTTGAATTGCGATTGTCAGTGAATGATGGTAGTAGTAAGTCTGGGAAAAGATCGAAATATGACATTTTAGAAACCTATATCGTCTGGTGTGATTGAATCTATTTTTGCTACTGGAGATCCTAAATTAGTAAATACATCTTCAACACTAGGATCATTAGTTTTGCCATAATCTTGTGCAAAAATGGGTGTTAATTCTGTAAATGATAATGTCATATTTGTTCTTACTGGCATTGATACTGCATCAGGATCTTCATATGATTGATAAACTCCTTCTGGGGTATAATTTAATTCACATGCGGTTAAAGCACAAATTTTAAATCTATTCAATCCTTTTATAATTTTATCTCCTGTTCCTCGATATGAAATTCTAAACACATTAGGAGATCCTATTAAAATTGTAGTGCTTGCAAATCTTCGTGGTGACATACCTTCCTTAAAAAACCTCATAATTCTTCTTGCACTTTTTGCATCATTTATTCCATTTGGAGCAAATTCAAATGTAAATGAAAATGATCTTAATTTTGGTCCATTAAACAACAACTCAAGATTTGGATTAATTGTTGTTCCAGTTCCTCGTGCAATGAATTGTGCAGGATCTACATTAATACCAATTTTACCCAAAGCATATTGTGCAATGAATGAAGATAATAGTAATCCAGCGGGTGTGTTTGCACCAAAGTTTCCTTTCAGAGTTGAGTCCATAAATTGTCCAAATCCACCAAAAGCATTACTTAACAATCCGCCAACATTTCCACCTATTGCCTGCTGTGCAAGTGGAAGAGCACCAAAGAATGCAGCAGCTTCTACTGGATTTGCACGATCTTCACCCCAGCTTACTCCATTTGATATTGCTAATTGATTTGGTATTGGCAGTTTTACCATACCTATGAATTGTCTAAGATTTGAATTTCTTGTTAATCCACCAGTTACAATACCTACAAAGTTTGTAGTAAATTGATTTTGTCCAACAACAAAAAGGGATTCTTGGGGTGCTTTATAAGAAAATTGTTCAATTATAACATGATCTTGAGTGTTTGAATATGAGGCGTCATTGGGATAGGATAAAATTAAAGGTTCTGCACCGCCAGAAGGATTTAATGATTGTATTGTTTCATTTGCAGTATTAAGAATTTCTTTTACTAAATCTGGACTAAGAACTACAGCTTGCCCAGTTATAGGATCAGCCTGTGGGATTGCAGGTGCTGCTGCAGGTGGTGTTGTTGCTGGTGGTGCTGCTTGTGGTGTTTGCTTGGAAGCATTCCACACATCAAGTGTTTTTGCATCTGCTAATGCTTGATCTATTTGAGCTTTTGTTG